TCGGCTTCGAGGTCCAGGCTGTGATTGGTCATCAGCGCATGAACTTCGCGCCTGATGTCGACTTCACTCTTGCCGGCTGGGTCGACTACGCGGTTGAATTCCATCCGGGCAAGGTGAACCATCTGATCGATGCCCATCTGCGCCAAATTGACGAATACCGCCACGTCTTGAGCCTTGCCCTTGTCGCCGCGCGACATGTAGGTGTGGCCATCCATGCAAATCGGCGCTTCCTCGAACGAATCGGTATGCACCAGCAAAGACTTGGCCAGGACATCGCTGAAGTTATGCACCTGGTCCGGCAACCAGACGGCGCCGGTCTTGCAGACGGTATCTTCCTGCCGGTCTTTCTTGCCGATGTAGCGAATTCCGACGATTCCATTCATGTGTTCATCTCCAAATGAAAACGGGCGACCCGAAAGTCGCCCGCGTTTGGTTGCGTTACTTGGTTACGGCGTGCCGAACAGTTCGCCTTCGACGATCACCGAGACGGCACCGGATGCGCCGGTATCGATTGTGCCGAAGGTCAGCTCGATCCAGCTATCCCGTGTGATCTCGACAGGCGCATCGGCGTAAACCGCCACAGTGCCAGGGCTGGCGACTGCGGTGCCCAGCGCCAGGTCGTTGCCGAAGGCGTCGGCGTCGTCGCCAGTCGAGCCGTCGATGTGGTTGTAGCCGAAATCGGCCGGCGCGCCAGTGCCGAGATCGGCGTTGACGATCGTTGTGCGGATCACTTTCAGGCCGGCAGGAACCTTGCACAGTTTCCAGACAGCGCCAGTCGTCGGCGTGCCGGTGATGGTGCCGTAGTAGATGCCGTGGTTGCCCTCATCGTTCGAGAACAGCGCCTTCTTGATGTCAGTTGCGGATAAATCCATGGTGAATCTCCTTGATGATCCGGCGGCGGCCGTCTAACTGGCCGCTACCGGATTGCTGCATTGATGGATGGATTACGCCGACAGCTTCACGGCTACGTCGACCGCGATGACGCCGTGATCCGTGGGGATCTTTGTGCCGGCCGAGTCGGGTACGTTGAAGCGCACCTTGGTCGACCCCTCGACGCCGAACACCGCGAACTCGGGCTCACGCTCGAAGTTGTGCAGCGCTTCGGCCCAGGAGTAGTGCGTCCCGGATTTGGAGTCCTTGCCATAGGCACAGGCAAGGGCTTGCGCGCCCAGCAGGAGGCAGCGCTCGACGGCATAGCCGCTGGTCAGGGCGGTATTGACCTGTTGCGCGGTTTCCGTCGCCGTGGCGGCATTGGCCGAAGTGATGATCTTGGCGTAGTCGCTGGGCAGGAAGCGAATCGCCCGCGGCATCTTCTTGACTAGGATCCCGTTCCACATGCCGACATTGCCACGGAACAGCGGATGCCTGGAGCCGTAGGCCGCGCGGGTAATCGCGTTCTGCTGAAACGCCCGCAAAGAGCCTTCCGTCAGGAGTTGCGAATACACGTTCGGCGAGACCATGAACACCCACATCGGCTCATCGTTGGCGGCCGGGTCATCAGCGACCTTGACCGACTGTAAGGTCAGGTCGAGGTTGTCGATGATGTTCCGCAATTGGTCGATGTGCGATAGCGTCAGATCATCGGTCGACGCGATCGACGCCAACTGCTGGCCGCCCTGAGTCAAATCGGTTCCGTTGATCACATAGTGCCGGTTGTAGGTCGGCGCCAGGACCGAGTTCACCATGATATCGGCGAAGTCCGCATCGCCGCCGGATGAAGCGCCAGAAGCAAACTGCAACGGTACCACCCAATCCATGCTATCGACTTGCCCGCGCGCGCCGGCCAACTGCACCAGGATACGCTGCTCGAAGTAGCGGACGTTGAGGCCCAATGCAATTGAACGCGCCAGCTTGCGTAGGTCATGTGCGGTGCGCTGTTGCGACATCCGGCCACCGGCGGATACCGGGAAGGTCCATTGGTCGATCTTCACGTCCTGGTCGCTGAAGGACATATAGGTACCGCGACCCTCAGCGTTGCGGTCGCCCATGATCGGCTTCGCGGTGGTCACGTCGATGCAGTCCATGCGGACCGTATCGGTGGAGGTCTTGGTTAAGTCCTGGATCTCGACAATCGGCATTCCCGGAAGGGATTGCAATTTCGAGACCTTCAGGTCGACTTCCGCTGCGCTGGGGTCGGGACCGACCATGTTACGGAAAGTGCCGGCTGTCTTCTGCGTTTGGGCGAAGAGGGCGGCGCCAATAACTGTCGCGGCCTGGTT